TGGCCGGCATGAGCCCAAAAGGTTCGAGGGCTGAAGGCTTTGCACCGAGCCAGTGGGAAACTCGCGCAGTGCGCACCATCAAGGAACAGACCAAGCGTCCAATCGTCTATCGACCGAAGCCCAAGTGGGACATCGTGCCCAAGATACCTGGCACCTTGTTCCGTGCCGGAGAGAGCCTTGAGCAAGCCTTGCAAGATTGCTTCGCTGTGGTGGCCCATCACAGCAACGTAGCAGTGGATGCGCTGCTTGAAGGCATCCCGGCTTTTGTGGCCGAGGGCGTGGCAATGCCGATGGCACTGACTGATCTGCGCAAGATCGAGGAGCCATTGCGGCCGGAAAACCGAGAGCAGTGGGTTGCGGACCTGGCTTGGACCCAGTGGAGCGTTGCGGAGATGCAAGAAGGGTCGGCATGGCGCTATCTCAAAGACGACGGGTTGGTGCCATGAGGGTCGTTTTCATCGCGAGCGACAAACCGCGCGAGCAGTTGCTGGCAGATGCCTTCTTGATGGGCGCAGCACGCCACGGGCACGACATCAAGACTGTTGCTCGTGATGAGGACCTGCCGGCTGGGGCTGCTGACGTTGTGTGCATGGTCGGGGTGAAGTCGCGCGAGTTGTTCCAGCAGCATCACCGGGCTGGTGCGCACATCATCTATTTCGACAAGGGCTATGTTCGGTCGCGCACGACCAGTGGTCCGCGCGGTTGGGAGTTCTGGCGAGTGTCGATTGATGCGCATCAACCGATCGCGCACATGAATGAGCAAAAGGCTCCGGCAGACCGGCTCGACCGTTTGGGCCTGGAGATGCAGCCCTGGCGCGCGGCAGGAAACCAGGTGGTGCTTGCTGGTTCGTCCGCAAAGTATCACGCTTTCTATGGCCTGCCTTCTCCGACCGAGTACTGGAGAAAGATCGTCAGGGAGCTGCGCATCACCACGTGGCGTCCGTTGGTCTATCGACCGAAGCCTTCATGGAAGGATGCGGTGCCGATTCGCAAGACGCGCTACTCCGGACCGGAGGAGGGCATCACCCAGGTGCTGTCCGGCGCGCACGCCATGATCACGCACGGTTCCAACGCCTGCTTTGAGTCGGTGCTGGCTGGGGTGCCGGTGATCTCTCTTGGGCCTTCGGTTGCACGACCGATCTCCAGCACAGAGCTAGCGAAGCTGGAGGCTCCGTATCTGGCCACAGACAAAGAGCGCTGGCAGTGGTTGGCGAACCTGGCCTATTGGCAATGGACACTTGCCGAGTTCTCCAGTGGGGAGGCTTGGGACTTTCTCTCGGGACAGATTCATGCCTAGTGCTGCCTATGAACAAGCCTTGCGCGAATGCACAAAGCACCACGCGCAGTCCAAAACCTTCTCTGGCCGTCTTTTGCGTCCGCACAAGAAGTTCTTGACAGCTCTGCTTCAGCGTCATGGCGCTCAGAGCGTGCTCGATTATGGCGCTGGAAAGGGCGAGCAGTACAGTTGGGTTGACCCAGAAGACGGAAAAACTCTCGAGCAAGCATGGGGTGTTGATGTCTGCAAATACGATCCTGCTTGGCCTCCTTACGCGGATGAGCCGCAAGGAGTGTTTGATATTGTCATCTGCACCCATGTGCTGGGTTCAATACCGAAGGCGGATCTTCCGTTTGTCATTCGGAGGATCATGGGCTTCGCGACGAAGGCAGTTTTCATCGCGGAGAAGATAGGCCCAATCAAAAAGAATGTGCTGTCCAACCCAAAGATCTTTCCGCACGGATGGCACGCGATTGATTGGATTGATGCGATTGCGCCGCACAGGCGCGAGGGCATCGAGACGCATTTGGTGGTCAGATATAAATCGGACCACGGAGCATTCACAGGGCACTTTGCGCTATGAAGATCAGGGTCTTGGGCGGCGGTTGGTATGGGTGTCACATTGCGCTTGCACTTCGCAATCTCGACCATGAGGTCGAGCTGCACGAGATCCATGGCGGCTTGTTCATGGGAGCCAGCGGCTCCAATCCGGCGCGCTTGCATCAGGGCTTTCATTATCCACGATCGAGGTTGACGCGGGCAGCTTGCTTGGACCATGCTGAGAAGTTCATGGCTTTCTATGGGGAGCTAACGCGCGCTGTACCCATCAACCTCTATGCTGTGGCGCGTGACTCTCTGGTGGACTTTGGCACCTATAAACAGGTGCTGGCTGGCGAGGTGCCTTTTATTCCAGTGCACGACCCATCTGAGTATGGATTGTGCGAAGTTGAAGGCGCACTGTTGACGGGTGAGCGGCACATCGTGATCGCAAAAGCTCGCAGACACTTCGAAAGAGAACTGGCTGGCGATGCTTATTTATTTTGCAAACCAGCCAAGGAACTTGACGACAAAGCATGGGACTGGACCATCGACTGTACCTTCTGTGCTTTGGACGCTGAGGCCATTGATCGGTATGAGCCTTGCGTCACTGCGCTGCTTGAGGGTCCGTGCAACACCGCCGTCACAATCATGGATGGGCCATTCCCTTCGATCTACCCATGGCAAGAGGAGAACAATCTCTCCAGCCTGACCAGTGCGCTCCTTACTCCTCTCTCCAAGACCTGCCGGAGCTGGAAAGAGGCACAAGAAATGCTTTACAGCACCGAGCAATCGGAGCTGGCCGCCAGGTGCGAGCAGATGCTTGACCAAATCTCCAAGTTTTGGCCGGCAGCGCGAGATCTCTACAAGGTGGTGGATTATCGCACTGGCGTTCGTGCCATGCCTAAGAGCAACGCCGACGCACGACTGGTGGACGTGGTGCAGGTTGGTGAGCGTGCCTTGCGCGTTCGAGCAGGGAAGATTGACGCGGTGTTTCGGGCGGAGGCTTTGATCCGCGAGAGGATTGGCGCGTGATCGGGATCGTCGGTCACAAGACCACCATCGCTCAAGCGTTCGTCCAGCTGCTGCCGAAGGAAGAAGACCACCAGGAGCACCGACTTGAAAGGCTGCCCGTTTGGCACGATCGGTATCTGATCTGCTCGGGGCGGCTTGTTGGAGCCAGCCTCTCCGATATACGCAGGGAGGATGGTCACGCGGTCTGGGACGACAATTTCATGCAGATCGCTACTGTTCTAGACACGATCCTCGCGAGCAACACAAAGGCGCGAGTGTGCGTCATCGGGTCTGAGTCTGGATACAGCGGCAGCCATGACATGGCCTATGCTGGCGCAAAGGCTGCTCTTCACCTATATGTTGAGACGAAGAAGCTACTTTTCCCTGACCAGCAGCTGGTTGCCATTGCCCCCTCAATAATCGAGGACTCTGGCATGACGCGTCGTCGGACAGACATCGATCGCGTTGTTGAGCGTGCCCAACGCAACCCCAAGGGGCGGCTTTTGGCCGCGAGGGAAGTAGCGAGGCTGGCTTATTTCCTTTTGTACGAGGACCAAGGCTACATCTCGGGCACTGTGATCCGGATGAACGGCGGGGAGAAGCGCTGATGGTTGTGCGCTTGAAGCAAGGGCAGCACGAAGAACTTGCCAACCTCGAAGCGTTGTTTCGATCTGGGATCATCACTCGCTGGGGCGTGGCGTTAGATGGTGGCGCTAACGTTGGCGGATGGAGCCGAGCACTCGCGGCACGCTTCACGTGTGTGTTGGCATTCGAACCAGCACCTGACACCTTTGCGCTGCTGAAGAGTAATGTGGTTGATCTTCCGAATGTTTCTGTTTTTCCTGTCGCATTGATGGACAAGATTGGTTTGGTGGACATGATCCACCCAGGCAAGAGCCAGGCCCTAACCAATCGTTGTGCAAAATGGAATTCGGGTGGAGCGTCCAAAGCAGCAACCATTGACAGCCTCACCTTGCCAGCTTTGGACTTTCTCAAGTTGGACCTGGAGGGAGCCGAGCCGCTGGCAATCTCGGGCGCGCATGAGACGCTGACCAAACTGCGTCCGTTTGTCGTGATTGAAGAGTTTGGACACTCTCACCGATACAAATACGTTGAAGGCTCAAGTCAAGCCATGCTTGAGCAGCTCGGATACCGCAAGGTTTGGGAAGCAGGGCCCAATCAGGGATTTCAAATATGACGACGGCAGTGATGACGGGGTTTTCTCCGGCAGGTTACCAGGAGTACGGCAAGCGCTTTTTGGAAACCTTTGAACAGTTCTGGCCGGAAGAGGTCGAGCTGAATGTTTTTGTTGAGGAGCCGTGGCCTGGGCCTGTGCACGGAGCGATGGCTTACTCACTGTGGTCTCGGTGCCTTGGCCAGCGTGAATTCCTCGATCGTCACAAGGACAACTTGGAGGCTCAGGGCCGAAAGCCCAATGCTCGGTGGAAGGAGAAGGAGTGCATCGCCGGTTACAGCTTTCGCTTTGACGCAGCCAAGTTCTCTCGGCAGTGCTTCATCCCGGAGGCTGCTGCTTCTTTGATGGAAGATGGCAGCGTGCTGTGCTGGCTTGATGGGGACGTCGTTTCTTTCAACCACGTGCCGGAAGGTTTCATTGAAGGCCTGCTTGGGCAGCACGACTGCTGCTACCTCGGGCGCGGGATGAAGCACTCGGAGCTAGGCTTCTGGGCTTGCAGACTTTCACCGCTGGTGCGTGAGTGGCTGCGCGATTTGGCGGAGCTCTTTCGCTCTGACAAGATTTTCAATCTGCATGAGTGGCACAGCGCTTACGCCTGGGATCATGCGCGAAAGGTTTATGAGAGCAAGGGTCTCCGCGCGCACAACCTAACTCCTAACGGCTCTGGTCACGTTTGGTTCCAGTCCCCGTTGGGCAACTATATGGATCACCTGAAAGGCGATCGCAAGGCGACTGGTCGGTCTAAGGAGCGTCGGGCATGAAATCGTCTACCGCCATGTCAATTTGGATCGGGTTTGATGAAAGAGAGGTGGCTGCGTTTGCTGTTGCCTTCTCTTCGATCCGTCGGCGGCTGACTGTGCCCATCCCGATCAATTCGTTGGTCTTGGACCACTTGCGCGAGAAAGGCCTCTATTGGCGGCCGACAGAAAAGCGCGGCAGCCAACTGTGGGATGTCATCAGTGATGCTCCGATGAGCACAGAATTCGCGATCTCCAGGTTTCTTGTTCCGCACCTGGCCAAGACCGGCTGGGCCTTGTTCACCGATAGTGATGTAATGGCCTTGGGCAATGTCGCACGGCTTTTTGCCAGCGCTGACAAAACGAAAGCGGTGATGTGCGTAAAGCACAAGCACACACCTCCGCCCAATGCCGTCAAGATGGATGGTCAGGCGCAGGTGCCTTACGCGCGGAAGAACTGGTCGTCTGTCATGCTCTTCAATTGCGACCATCCTGCCAACAAGGAGCTGACGCCAAAGTTGGTGAACACCTTGCCAGGTCGTGACCTGCACAGGTTCTGCTGGCTGGACGACAATCTCATTGGTGACCTGACACCAGACTGGAACTACTTGGTCGGTCTGAGCAAATCCAAAGACCCACAGCTGGTGCATTTCACCGAAGGGTTTCCACAAATGCCAGGCTATGAGGATCAGCCCTACGCCAAAAAGTGGCGCCGAGAGTTGAAGGCATGGGCCAGCAAGCCATGATGTCACAGCGCATCGTCTTCGAGCGTCCACCGATCTTCAATGAAGCGCGGTCGTTGTTCGGCCAGCGAGTTGAACGGGCGATTTTCTCGTGGGGTGACGTTATTTATAACCCTGCGCGGATTTCGATCCCGGCTTATTTGTTGGCGCATGAATCAGTCCATGGCGCGCGTCAGCGGTCTTGCGACATAAACGAATGGTGGCAGAAATATCTGCACGATGCACAGTTTCGCTTGGCCGAAGAAATTCCGGCACATCGTGAGGAATATCGCTGGCTGATGAACAGTGGCAATCGTGCCGATCGGCGCATGGGAGCCAAGTCGGTTGCTGCGCGCCTGTCAGGGTCTCTTTACGGACGCATGGTTTCTGCCACCCAGGCAAAGGTGTTGCTCGAAACATGATCGTTCTTGTCCTTGGTGGCGCGAAGAGCCTGCATGATGATGTGCGCACTGCTTGCGCTATGTGCAAGCCGGACACAGTGGTCGCCACCAATCACGCCGGACGCGACTACGACGGTTATCTTCCTCATTGGGCGAGCGTGCACGTGGATCTTTTCCCGATGTGGATCAAAGAGCGTCGCGAAAAAGGGCGCAAGGATGCAGGAAAACTTTGGGGTCCAGACGAAAGGCCAGCACCAGCAAACCTTTCCATCTCTGGCGTGCCCAATTGGCGCGGTTCCTCTGGATTGCTCGCGGTTGCAGTTGCCTTGGAAAAGCTGCACGCTGATAAAGTCATTCTTTGCGGCGTGCCCTTGGATCGCCACGGTGCACATTACGATGATGACCAGCCCTGGCGCGACGCGTCTAATTACCGCCTTGCTTGGATGCACAAGAAGGAGCGGATGTGGGGCAAGGTGAAGTCCTTTGGCGGCTGGACAAAGATTTTGCTAGGTGAGCCTACGGCGGAGTGGATTGATGGCGCGGCCTAGTGCAGAACAAATCCGGCTTGAGCGCCTGCTCGCTGGAATGGAAAGCCGGATGCGGCAAGCCTTCCAGCAGTTCATCGCCGGGGTGAACAGCAAGGCTGCGCAAGAAAGAGTGCTGCAGCTTCTTCAGGCACGAGACATCGATGGAGCGCTGGGAATAGTTGACTCCTACACTGTGCGCATGGCGAATGTTTTGCCGACAGTTGTCACCACTGCCGCCACAGCAGAGGTCCAAAGGCTGGCAGTCGAGTTGGCCGGCATTACGCGCGGCGTTGCCGTCAGCTTCAACCCTGGAAACCCTCGTGCTGCAAACATAATGAGCCAGAACCGGCTTCAGTTCATTACCGAGTTTAGTCGTGCGCAGCGCGAAGCAACTCGCTGGGCCTTGGTGAACAGCCTTGAAGCGGGCGATGGCATCGCGGAGACCGCGCGAGCGTTTCGTGACTCGATCGGGCTCACAAGGATGCAAGAGCAGGCCGTTGCCAACTATCGGCAGCTTCTGGAGGATGGCAGCTCTGAGGCATTGAGTCGCGCCTTGCGTGACCGTCGCTTCGATCCATCGGTCGAGCGCGCGGTGGAGGGCGACCCTTTGTCCGCCGATCAAATTGACACAATGGTTACACGCTATCGCTCGCGCTATCTTGACTACCGTGCGGAGACAATCGCGCGTACCGAAAGTCAGCGTGCCATGTCCCAAGGGCGCGAGGAGGCTTTGCAGCAAACGCTGGAGCAGGCTGACATTGGGCGCGATGCAGTTGAGCGCGTTTGGCACGCTACTAGGGACAACCGCACCCGTGATGCGCACCGCGCGATGGATGGCCAGACTGTTGGGATGGATGAGCCGTTTGAAGACGGTGACGGAAACGAATTGATGTATCCAGGTGACCCGGACGCACCTGCTGAGACCACAATCAATTGTCGCTGCGTTGTCAGCTATCGAGTCAAGTGAGGAAAAGATGGAAGCCAAAATCTTCAAGACCGATGATGAGCTGCGCGTTGCCTTTGGGTGGGCAAGCGTGATCAGCGACAAGGGTCAGGTTGTCACTGACCTCCAGGGCGACCAGATCAGCGCAGAGGAATTGGTCAAGGCCACCTCCGCTTTCATGGAAGATGTGCGTACCGCCAAGGCCATGCACAAAGGCAACGG